CTTTAAGCCTGAGTTGTTTATTAATTTTGTTACTAATATACTCTATGCTAAGAAAGGTATGGCGAAGCCAGGTTCTGAGCTTTTAGCACGGGCTGAACGAGATACTTTTATATCACTTACTCGAGATTCAATACCTGTTTATCAGGATATTAAGAATGAGCAGGGTACAAAAGATATTGTTCATGCTTTGAAGCGTACAGTGCATGCTCTTTTTGGAGGCATGACTAATCCCTTTGACGAAGAGATTAAACCGTTCTTTCCGTCTACATCTGCTAATTATATTAACAGTCGTGGACTCGGAGGAGCAGTTGGTGCTATTTTAGAGCACCCAGATTTACTCTGTAATCTTAAAACCGACGAAGATTTAGTTGTGTTTAAAGAGGTACAAACTTTAGACGGTGTAAAGTTGGAGGTTGACACCAGGAAGTTGGATGCTAACTTTAACATTCTTATGAAGAATCTTCGTAAGTATGCTATTGATGAGCGTCCTGTTGCTGTCCCGGTTCCTCTTGCAGAGGCATTAAAGGTAAGAGTGATCACGAAAGGTCCGCCATTAAGAATGACATATATGAAGGTGCTACAGCGAGCGATGTGGAATCGTCTTGCTAGCTTTCCTTGTATGTCACTATTGGCTAATCCTGTTGTTACTGATGAACTTCTCATGAAGATGTTTCCTCAGAATAAAGGTAAGTTTCTTTCTGTTGATTACTCCGATGCCACTAATCAGCTTTTCTCCTGGTGCTCTAATATTGTTGTAGACCAGATTTGTGAATGTTTAAAGCTTGACCTTGATCAAGTACAAATGTTCTTTGAGTCTATGACTTATCATGAGCTTGAGTATAAGTCTTTGGATCCTAATTGGAGTCAGAAGCATCCTAAACCAGGTGTGAACAAGTGGTTTACCTGGTCTGCTAGACAGACTAATGGTCAACTTATGGGTTCGATCACATCCTTCCCAATACTATGTATAATAAATCTTTCGATTTGTCGTATGGTAATGGAGATGGATCATGGAGTAAAGTACTCTCTTAGAGAGGTTCCACTTCTGATCAATGGTGATGACGGCCTTTTCCAAGCTTCAGATAGAGGTTATGACCTTTGGAAACATTATGCAACCCTTTGTGGTTTAAAGCCTTCTGTTGGTAAGGTCTATTTCTCGGATTCATTCCTTAATATTAATTCAACAACCTTT